TGAAAAAGATTCAGAAAGGCATCTATTGTCACAATTAGAATTAGCTAGAGAAACGTGTAGAAAAAATGCTGTAAATCTAAATGTTGTAGAGATAAAACATTCACAGAAAAACAGTCCAAGTTTACTTACAGAACTTCCAAGAGCAATGGGTTATATTCCAACTTGGGATCATCAAAGATTGATTCCTAGATTTATTAATATCACTCAAGCAGCTTCTAAAGGAAATAAAATATACATTACAGGTGATTGTGCAGATGAGATACTAACTGGATACAATGGAGATTATAATAAATGGTGTGACCCTAAAATTCATGAAAAATCAAATAGTCATTATTTGACAAAAGAGCAAGCTAGTAAACTAGATTATGTAAAAGAGTTCTCACATCTAATGAGTGTGGATACGATAAACAATGATAATTTTAAAAATCTTATTACTCATTGTGATGGCTTCTGTACTGTTTTAGATTCTATGTGTGGATACTATGGTATGGAATCAAGAACACCTTTTTTACATCAAGAATTTGTAAAGTATGCTCTTAAGATCCCAGGTCAAGAAAAATTGAGAATTCCTTATCTAAAGAAACAAAGAAAAAAAGGATTCAAGTTTATGAGAGATCATCAATATTTTATGTTAGGTCATTACAAAGGTCTGTTAAGAGAAAACTTTGACGGTCACTATGTAGATAGTGTTAGAAATTTTGATAGAAAGGTTGGATTATCAAATCCTTGGAATTCAAGGAATACAGAAATTAATAACACCATTATTAAAGAATCAATTTACGAATATTATAAACTAGCTTTAAAATGGATATATCAACTACACAATAATGATATATCAACCACTACTGAAGACCATGTGTCAAAAAGACCGTATCTATATGAGTTAGGGGTTGACTTTAAACAGGTCATTCGGTATAATGAGATAATTCATGAATTTTATGATGAGGATATAGAAGATGACTAATTTTTTTAAAAACTTTGCAGAGGATCTTAAAGATGAAGATACCTCTATTGCTGCAGAAGGAAATGCTGCTAGTGAATTCAGTGGAACAATTGATACTGGATCATATCTACTAAACGCATTGCTGAGTGGATCCATTTATGGTGGTATTCCTAATAACAAGATAACAGCATTTGCTGGTGAGTCTGCAACAGGTAAGACTTTCTTTGTAATGGGATGTCTTAAAGCATTTTTAGATGATAACCCAGAAGCAGGTGTAATGTATTTTGATACTGAGGCTGCTGTCACTAAAGATATGATGGAGAGTAGAGGTATTGATACTAACAGGGTAATGATATCTGAACCACAAACTATTCAAGAGTTTAGAACTAAAGCATTGAAAGCCATTGAGCTGTATGAGCAAACACCTAAGGACAAGAGACCTCCTTTCATGTTTGTATTAGATTCTTTAGGATTACTTTCTACTACTAAAGAGCTAGAAGACATTAGTGATGGTAAAGAAACTAGAGACATGACTAAAGCTCAAGTAATTAAAGCAGCGTTTAGAGTACTAACATTAAAGCTAGCAAGAGCAGGTATTCCAATGTTGGTAACAAACCACGTATACGAAGTCATAGGAAGTTATATACCTATGAAAGAGATGGGTGGTGGATCAGGTCTAAAGTATGCAGCATCTACAGTAGTGTTCTTAGGTAAAAAGAAAGAAAGGGATGCAACTACAAAAGAGATTGTAGGTAACATAATTAAATGTACAACATTCAAGTCAAGACTATCAAAAGAAAATCAAGTAGCAGAAGTATTGCTGACTTATGATAAAGGACTTGACAAATATTATGGAATGATTGAACTAGCTATTGATGCTGGTTTATTTGAAAAGAAAGGTAGCAGAATTGTAGCAAATGACAAGTCTGTATATGCCAAACAAATTCTAGCTGATCCAGAACAATACTTCACACCAGAAGTTATGGCTAAGTTAGATACATTTGCAAAGGAGAGATATAGTTATGGTACCGGACCCGAAATGGCACCTGAGAATATCGATACTGAAGAGTCTGCTTAGATTTGGAGCAGGGTTCTATCTAGTTATTGGTAACTTAGTATTGGCTGGCATACTGTTCATTGTAGCAGAAGCACTTGGTATATTAGAAGAAATTGTATGATCGTAGACACTAAAGCAGTCCAATTGTTTCCAGTTGAATTGCATAGGATTGTTACAGACCTTGATCACCAAGCAATTACAGAGTATACATTAGAACATAGAAAAACTTGGAATTCCTATACGACATATCATAATCCAGAAATAAACAAAAAGTGGATGGAAGGATTGCCTGATAGAGATAAATTACAAGAGTGTATGTTAAATGCTGGAAAAGAATACTTAAAGAGAACTAAGAGACCATCATTTACAGACTATGGTGGAGGAGAATTTTTATTTTATTGGGCAAGTGTGTACAATCAGCATGATCAACATGGAGCACATATTCATGCAAACTCATTAGTTGCAGGAACATATTATCCTTCAGCACATGCTGAAAGCTCATCTATAAGTTTTGAAGCACCATGGGCTTCACATATTATGCATGATCAACATTTAGTTCCTCAGTCAACATTTAACTATAAACCAAATCCAGGTGATATGTTAGTGTGGCCAGCTTGGTTAACACATAGAGTAGAACCACAAAGAAAGACGACAACAAACAGAATAGCTATATCATTTAATTTAGATTACAAGAAATACCATGATTGAGAACCAAATATTACAAGCATTATCACAGGACGAGGAATACACTCGTCAGGTACTTCCGTTCCTTAAACAAGATTACTTCCAGCAATTGGATCATAAACTTGTATACAAGATTGTAGATGAGTACTTTGAGAAGTATAATGCATTACCTAAACCAGAAGCATTACTTATAGAGATTGAGCAAGTAAGTGGCTTTGATGAGAAGACAATCAAGTCTGCTGTGGACATTGTATCTTCTTTCCAAGAGGCACAAGTTGATGATTGGTTATTAGATCAAACTGAGACATTCTGTCAGGACAAAGCCATTTACAATGCTATTATGTCTGGTATTGATATCATTGAGAAGAGTCCAGATAACAAAGGACAACTACCAGGATTGCTTACTGAAGCATTGCAAGTTAGTTTTGATAACAGTGTAGGACATGACTTTATGGAAGATGCGGAAGATAGATATAAGTTCTATCATACAGTAGAACAAAGAGTGCCTTTTGATCTTGAGTTTATGAATAAGATTACTAAAGGTGGTCTACCAAACAAAACACTTAATATTGTAATGGCTGGTACTGGTGTAGGTAAGTCATTATTCATGTGTCATTGTGCTGCATCTAATATGTTAGAAGGTAAGAATGTATTGTATGTAACAATGGAGATGGCAGAAGAAAGAATTGCTGAGAGGATTGATGCTAACTTACTAGACGTTACAATGGAAGAGTTAACAAGTTTAGTAAAGACTGCTTATGATAAGAAGATGGACCGTCTTAAGAAAAGATGTACAGGCAAACTTATTGTAAAAGAATATCCTACTGCAAGTGCTAATGCTAATCATCTAAGACACTTATTACAAGAATTGAGAACTAAGAAGAACTTTAAATGCGATGTAATGTACATCGACTACTTAAACATTTGTGCTTCTTATAGGATAAAAGGAGGAACCAATGCCGGATCATATGCCATTGTCAAAGCGATTGCAGAAGAACTACGAGGACTGGCTGTGGAATTCAACGTCCCAATCATCTCTGCAACACAAACAAACAGGACTGGGTTCTCGAGCTCTGATATTGGTCTGGAAGATACGTCGGAAAGTTTCGGTCTACCAGCAACAGCTGACTTCATGGTGGCACTCAGTCAGACAGAAGAGTTAGATACACTTAACCAATATCAAGTCAAGCAGCTTAAGAATAGATATGCTGATCCAGGATTCCATAGAAGATTTGTTGTAGGCGTAGATAAATCTAAGATGAGACTATTTGATGTTGAACAAGCTGCACAGACTGAAATGATGGATGACACGCCACTATTTGATAGAAGTAAGGGTGAAAAACCAAGTATTAATAAATTATTTGAGGACTTCAAATGAAATCACAAACAGCCGAAAATGCATATCAAGCAACTATAAGAGGAATGCAAGAAGAGATCCACAATCTTCAAATGAGAATTGCTCAATTAGTAACAGAGAAATCTGAAATACAAAAAGAACTAAAAATATTACGAGAACGCGTAGGATTAGATTAAAATAATTTGTTCTAACTGTTGACTTCAAATCGTATAATTAGTATAATAGTTGTATGTTAAGTAAGGAGAACAATATGAAACAGGACAGATACGTAATATTCACATCAGAAGAGAACCAAGGTTTAGAAACTATTTTAGGAACATATCCTAATAGTGAGCACAAATATCTTGGTAACACACCAGAAGCAATAGCTGAGTCAATGAAAGAGTTAAAAATCTCTAACAACGACGACATCTTTTATTCATCAGGAATGGAATTCGGAACAGAAGTTGGATTCAAAACTGATGAAGCACCAATAGAATTGTTTCAAAAAGCATGTAATGTTTACTCAAACCTGTTGACTTCAAATCAATAATTTAGTATAATAGTTGTATATCAAGTAAGGAGTATATATGTTAGAAGTAAGAATATTAGGAAACCAACCAGAGCCAACATTGACTATGGAAGGACATGAAATCGTAGATTTCGAATTAAGAACTAGAGACGAAGAGCTTTTCGAAAAAGGAAAAGAAATTGTAAACAAATATATTGAAGAAAATCCTAAGTGGGAATTCTGTCAATTATTTATTAACGATCCAATGACAGTTGGTATCTATCCACAAGATAGTACAGGTGCTGCATTTAATGATATAGTTTTAGAATTAGAAGCACTTGGTTTTTATGGTAAAGCTGCAGGATATAAGGAGGTAGCGTAATGTTTAGTGTGTATAGTGATAGTGAAAAAGTATTCGTAAAAAGAAATAGAGCAATCTTTTATGAGAAGTTCTATGAGTTTTTATTAGATGGTGTTGAGACAAACGGAAGTTATAGTTTTGTACAAATCAGAAAAGATTTGCAAGATGAAGATTCAATTATTAACGATCTATATAAAAGTATTACTAATGTCGGTGAGTATGGAAGCGACATGAATTGGGATCTATGGGCTTATGGAGATAGGCTAAGAAACAATATTGATGGTGCACTAGCTGATAGTGATTTAGTTGTAGAAAAACAAGGTCATAGACTGTTCGTAGTACATGAGAACAGTGTTGACTCTAATTACTAAAAGAGGTATAATACAGATATGAAAGACGGATGTAAACATTTTAACTACAGTGATGAGAAGCAAGACCTTCCTAACTGTATTGTTGTAGGAGCTCATGATAGTGATTTTGAACAACTCATTATTATGAATAGCAAAGAATGTCAATTGTTTATGGACAAGACTGATCCAGATAACAGTTGGGCACTTATGGCTGATAGCATTGAACACAGAAGTGGAGTTGCTATCATGGACGGTAACTGGAGGCTAGTGGCATCATGCATCAATGGTATTGCTAGACCATTACACTAATGAAGAAGTTAACACCAGAACAGATAGCTGAAGCGATTGCAAGACTTGACTCTAAAGACTTAGCTAAGTTAGGAGACGAGCTTGTAATCAAGAAGCTAGCTGAAAGAGTAGCTTTCTTATGTGAAGTATCTATACAGGAGAATGATGATGAGCTTTAAACCATATAGAAATACTAAGAACGATATGACTTTTGAGAGAGCTGACAGAATGGAAGCTACCAAACAAAAGAACCTTGTTGAATTCTTTTCAGCTTGTAAAGAAAGATTATTTTATTACGGCAAAGAAGAGGAAGCATTTTACTTTGAAATGTTGAGAGACTATGTAAAGGACGGTGGTGAACTGGATCCTAAGAATGCAGCAAGGGCATTAGGTTTATGAGAATTATCTATTCAATAGTATTCATATTATTACTATCTGTTGGATTTGTTGGTAATCTAAAAGCATGGGATGAGAATGGTGAGGCAGTATGTCTTGCTAAGAATATTTACTTTGAAGCAGGTAATCAATCCAAAGCTGGAAGGTTAGCTGTAGGACTTGTTACTCTTAACAGAGTAGAGATGAGAGAGTACCCAGATACAATCTGTGGTGTTGTTCATCAAGGTCCTACATATACCAACTGGAAGGGAAACACATGGCCAGTTAAACATAAGTGTCAGTTTAGTTGGTATTGTGATGGTAAGAAAGATACAATCGAAGACAGTAAAACTTGGAATGAAGTTTACTTATTAGCAGTAGCATTAGTACAAGGTAGTGTGTACGACTTTACTGATGGTTCTAGTCACTACCACAATGATACGGTACATCCTTATTGGGCAGACCATTTATATAAGACGTTGACAATCGATAATCACATCTTCTATAAATAACTCTATGCCGTTAAACAAATTAGAACAAACAATAGAAAAAGCATTTGGCGATGGAAGATCGTTAGGAGATCATCTTATTGTACCAAGCACCAGCAGAAAGTATAATATTTCTGAGATAAAGCATGGTGTGTTTAAACCTGATAGAGCTGATTTACAAAATTTTAAAAAAGCATATTCTGGAATACCAGATCAGATAACAGGTTACGGTGAAGCAGCTTTTTATTGGTTATTCAATTATCACAATGCCAATAGAAACGATGATGGAACCATAAAGACTCAATTCATCAAAGAAAACCAAGGGGGAAACAATCCTGACTTAGTTGCAACACAACACAAGACATCTGGAAAGTCTACTGCATTTGAGATTAAAGCATATCCATTAGCAAAGAATTCATTAGATAGTTTAGGAAGATTTGAAAAGTCATTGAGAGATTTTAGAAACTTGATTGCTCCGATTCTTGGTGTACAAGCATTGATAGGTGAACCAGGAGTTGATGCAAAGGATGTATTGAGACTTAAAAGTAGTGATCTTGAACCAGCTGCTGAAGCATTTTGTGAACTAAGAACTATTGTAAAGAAAGAAGGATTAGGAAAGAAACACAAATTATTTGAGAAGATGGAGGCACAGTTTGATCATTTTGATAAAATGGTTAAAGAAAGAGGATTGTCTGATTGTGCTTTTGGTGGTGGATCAAGACCAGGTGGAGAACATATTTCGACTAGATTGTTTGCATATGCTGTGATACAAACATTAAGTATTAAACCAGGTAAAGATCAATTTTACATCAATATGGTTGGTTCAGAAGGAAAGTATGATGAGTCAGCAGGTATACAAATATACCAAGTTAATTTAGATAATGTAACAAAGGATCCAGCTGTGATAGCTAAAGATGTAGCATTAGCAGGTGGAATATTTAAACTAAAATTTAAAACAGTATTACCAGTATAATGGAAAAAGCAACGAAGAACACACATTTGAATCACTTAGAAGACAACGTCTTCTTAGGTGGCGTTGATGGTACAAGAGATTCTATTGACTTTCTAAGATCATTTAGAGATTTGTTACAAGGAAAAACTAATCGAGCAGTCAACACTAGTGTTAAATGGGATGGAGCTCCTGCTATATGGTTAGGTCCACATCCTATTACAAAGAAGTTCTTTGTAGCTAAGAAAAGTTTATTTAACAAGAATGCTCTCTACTATACATCAGAGAAAGAGATAAAGAATACAAAAGACTTAAGTGATGAACTTAAGAAAAAATTCTTACTAGCATTTGAGTTGTATAAAGATGTAAAATTTGACAAAATACTTCAAGGTGACTTTTTATTTG